TTTAGGGTGTTGGTTGCTGGAAGAAGGTTTGGGAAATCATATTTATCCTGTATCGAACTGCTTAGAGGAGCAATCAATAGACCTGGAGAGGTTTATTTCTATTGTGCTCCTACTTATCGTATGGCAAAGGATATTGCATGGAAGGAATTGAAGAGATTAGTACCAAAAACTTGGATTCAAGCTAAAAATGAGACAGATTTAAGGATAGATTTGATAAATGGATCAAGTATTGAGTTAAAAGGAACTGAAAATGCAATGGCATTGAGAGGTAGAAGTTTAGCAGGGGTTGTATTGGATGAAGCTGCATTTATGGAAAGAGATGTATGGGCAGAAGTTATCAGACCTGCATTGGCAGATAAACAGGGGTGGGCTTTGTTTATTAGTACACCTGATGGTACTGCGAGTTGGTTTTATGATATGTGGTGTTTTTGTGGTGAACAGGAATGGGATGATTGGCAGAGGTGGAGCTTTACAACTATCGAAGGGGGTAATGTAAAAGCAGAAGAAGTTGAAGCAGCTAGAGGACAATTAGATCCAAGAACGTTTAGACAGGAATTTGAAGCTAGTTTTGAGAATCTTACTGGTTTGGTTGCTGTTAGTTTCAGTGATGAGAATATTGATAAGGAAGTGGTGGATCTTCATATGCTGCCATTGTTATTGGGGTTGGATTTTAACGTTGACCCTATGGCTGGGATATGTGCTGTGAAGCATAATAATACACTATATGTCTTTGATGAGATCATGCTGACAGGAGGTGCTACCACTTGGGATTTTGCAGAGGAAGTTGTTAGAAGATATGGGGTGGATAGAAGAGTAATTGCCTGTCCTGATCCTACTGGTAGTGCAAGAAAGACAAGTGGGGTGGGAGTAACGGATCATACGATCTTAAGAAGAAATGGTTTTACTGTTATGAGCCCCAGATCACCCTGGAGGATCAGAGATAAGATTACTGCTGTTAATACTGCTTTGTATGATGCCGAGGGAGAAAGAAGGACTTTGATACATCCCAGATGTAAAGAATTGATAAAAGCACTTAGGACTTTGACATATGCACCGAATACAGGTCTACCAAACAAAAACCTTGGTGTAGATCACGCTTTTGATGCTTTTGGTTATCTTTGTCTGCAACAATTTAATTTGGCAAAACCAGAGACATTAGGGCAAACTGCGTTTAGAATATATTAAGAGTTTACTTTTTTATTATGTATCACGGCTCTCATTCAATGACAGGTAAGAAAAAGAAGAAAAAAAAGAAAAAGACTACTAAGAAAAAGTGAGAAAATTTAGAAGAGTAAAAAGAGATAAGAAAACAGGTGTGCCTAGCAAATACCTTGCTGGTGCGAAAAATAAAGCTGCAAAGGCAAAAGAAATAAAAGAAACTGCCGAAAAATACAGAAAAGGGCAATATATTGATATAAAAGCTATTTCAAAATTACGTTCTGAACAAGATGACTCAAAGCGGAAGAAGAAAACCTCTAAGCGGTAAGATCAAAAAAAGTCTTGAAAAGAAGGCTGAAGATAGCAGGTTCTATTATGGAGAACTTGCAAGGGTTTATCGTAAAGGTCAGGGAGCTTATCTTTCTGCTGGTTCAAGAAATGTATCAATGGAAGCTTGGGCTATGGGTAGAGTAAATAGTTATATGACAGGTCAGGGGGGTGCTAGAACAGCAGATAAAGCTATCTACGCAGAGTATCAAAAAAAACGTAAACGAAAGTAAATGTAAAATAAATACTTCTAAGGTAATATGAAGTGTAATTATAAATTTTAAAAATGATTGAAATTACTGAAGAAATGCTTGACATCATTGAAAAAGTAAAAGGTAAGAGAAATCCTGCTCTTTGGGATCCCAGATGTGAACAATATCAAAGAAAACTGACAGAAAGTACTGTAAAAAAGTCAACTACAAGTTAAACTATCTATAAATACTCTTTTTTCTTAGAATCATGGCATTTTTTCGTGGCGAAGAAGGCTCTGTTAAATTTAAAAACGGATCTGGAACTACTGAAGCAGTTGTATCTACTACAGGTTGGACACTAGATACTACAAAAGATACTTTAGATGTAACTGCTCATGGAGCTACATCTAGATCATTTGTTGGTGGACTAATTTCTGGTTCTGGAACTATTGATTTTTTATATACAGCAGCAAGTGGTAATGAAACTGCAAACTTATTAGCTGATGTTTTAACCACAGAAGATGCTGCTGATGCACAATTTGAATTGTTTTTAGATACTTCTGGAAGTAAAAAAGTAAGTTTTTCTGGAATTGTAACAGGAACAAGTTTATCTGCTACAACAGGCGATCTTGAAAGTGTAAGTGTTAGCTTCATTACTTCTGGTGCTATTACCAACGCTGCATAATGCCTAAATCATCTTACTCAGCGAAGCAACGTAGATTAGCTGCTGTT